TATTGCTTTCATAAAGGACGCAAGCATAGTCTTGAGTTCGTCTAACTCTTTTTGCATGTGTGCCATATCTCTTTCTATGCGCTTCAATCTTTCTTGTGTGAAGTCGATTGCTTGTGCATGTTCTTGTTCAACCTCAGTCATTTGCCCTCTCCATTTTCATGGCCTCTTCTAAAGCTTGTAGAGATTCATACACGGCCTTTTGCATAGCCAGCATCCCCTTCAGCTGATGCTGTAGACGCGGTACAATTACTGCCAACTTGTCTTCATCAAACCTATACTTAGTGTGATATGCAGCTTGGCGACACTTCAGCCTATATCCATGGTTAAGCAAGACTTCCTCTACATGGACTATGCCTTTTTTTCCAAGTCCAGGCATTGTAGATAGTTGTTCTCTCGTCCTATCACACAAGTCCTCAAGTGTAGCAATTCTACCTTGCCGCAAAGCGTTCTTGGTCATTATGGTTAAATCTGTATCTTCTATTCTTTTGTTTACTGTTTTATCAGTCATACTTACCCTTCCCTCTAGGCTTTGCAGCCATAGCTTTTTTCAGTACGGCAGATTGTGAATAGTTGTTTTTCCTCACAACCCTGCCCATTGAGTCAGTTCTGTCGTCAATCTCCGGCACCTTCAGTGCCTCTATTATTTGCTGTTTAGTCGGTGTTCTCATTCAATCCTCCAAGTTTGTTTAGCAATCTCAAGTATCTCAGGGCCATGCCGCTGGGCTATCTCTGCAAAGTCAGGGGCAACCATACCAAACAAAGTTTTCCAGTTGCCATTGGCAGCTTTCATAAGGTTCTGGATAGTCAACCACCGCTGCGCTATTCTTTCATACGCTTCTTCTAATGCGTCAGGCTTCAGCATGTCGCAGTTATCAGGTGTACATAGGTTGTAGCCCTCACCTGTAACAAACAACAAGGCTGGCACCAGGCCAGTGCCTTTCCAATACACGGCCTGCTGCGCTACCTGATTCCAAGTGGGTTCAGTCTTTGGTTTAGGTATGCGCCAAGTTCTAGTGCCATCTTTTTTTAAGGGGTTAGCCATTGGCAGGCTGCACTTTAGGTCAATCTGTCTTGTGTCATCAGCATAATCCAGGAACATAATCGTAGGTATGTCTAGCCTGTCATCTTTAAATACACGCTGGTATTCGCCCACCATTTCCACGTTCTTGCCAAAGTATTCTTCTACACCATGAACAGCATGGCCTATCATGTCTGGGATAACTTCTTTGCAAGCCTCAAAGACTTCCATGTCCTTGCCGCCATCCCATGTGATTGGCTTGTATTCCATGTACTCGGTCATGGCATGTCTTACTGCCTCGCCTGTTGACATGCCCTCTTGCTGGCCTCTGACCGGCGAGTAATCATGCAGCCCAAATTTATGGTTGCTGCCTGTCTGTACTATCTGCCCTGCCCTTGGTCTGGCTGACATAGGAAATTGCATCTTGTGTTCTTTGCGTATGTATAGCTTGAACAAGTTTTCATAGGTTGGTTGCGTACCACCTGATGCGCTGTTGTGATAGCAATTAAATTGTTTTCGATAGTCTGGGATTTCGTATTCCATAGTAAGGTGCAGGGGCTTACGCCCCTCCTCCCTTAACTAGCTGTAACATCTCGTCTTGCAGTTCTGCAATCTGAGTGTTCATAGACTGTATATCGTCATCCAGCCTGTTCATAAGTTCTGCTTTTTCTCGCTTGAACTTTTTTATTAGTTCAATCTTTTCCTCTAAAAAGAAAACCTTTAACTGAATATCTTTTTGCATCAGACCCTCCATGTGACGCTATGCGTTTTCAGATACTCTGTCTTACCAACCCATTGCCAACCTGTCAACACTGATATATGGTGTTTTTATGTACTTACAGGATTACATTAGAGAACAAAGACTTAGCATCAGGAGGTTTGCTTTCAAAGCTGGCTTGTCTGTCTCTGCTGTGTCACGCATACTATCTAACCAGCGTTTCCCTACGCCCGAATCTATGCGGCGTATTTCTCTAGCAACTGATGGAAAGGTAAAAGCTAATGACTTCTACGAACAACACCACAGCCAGCGACTACGTTAACTGCCCTGACTGTGGCGGGGCTGGTGAATATGAGGTTGAGGTCGAGGTGATTGACCACTCCAACGGCGGGTTCATCAAGGGCATAATGCAAACCTGTGAGTTCTGTGACGGTGACGGTGAGGTGCATGAAGAAGATGCAGCAGAGTTTCTCATCCATGTTGAGTTTGAACAATGACCAATGGACGTAACAAAGGTGCTGCATTTGAACGCGAGGTTTCTCTACTAATCCACGACCAGCTTGGCGTGAAGGTAAAGCGTGACCTGGAACAGTACCGGCTGTCTGGCAAGGGTGATTTGATTGGTCTTGATGGGTGGCTGATAGAGTGCAAGCGGTATGCAAACACGACAGCCAATAATATCCATAAGGATGCGTGGTGGTCACAAACTTGCGCCGCTGCGTTATTAACAGGTGAACTGCCGGTTCTCATTTACAAGTTTGACCGGCAACCGATTCGCTGCGTTGTGTATCTCTCAGCTATCAATGAGGCTTTCTCTAATAAGGATGACATAGCCACGATTAGCTTTGAGACATGGTGCATGTTAGTGCGGGAATCCCTCGCAGAATCTGCGCTATAACATCCACAGTAAAGCCATTGCCCAGCATTTTGTAACGCTGCGTGTTGCTGACATGGGCGGTGTAGTTGTCCGGCACTGTCTGCAACCTCTCAACTTCAACTGGCGTTAGCTTTCGCCAAGTTGTCGTAGATGCTAGTGTCTTTGGTTCTAGGTTGCCACCACTAGCCGCTGCCACTGTAGGTGCTTTGCCATCTGGGTGATACACACGGCGGTTGTAGTCGTGGCCTTTTAGGTCTGCTTCTCCGGCTTTTATCAATCCGCTTCTTGTATCTTTGAAGTAATTGTATGGAACGCCTTTGTGCATATTGGCTGTCAGGGTAAATGATTTCTGAGTCTGTGGCGTTTGTTCGTAGCCATCAGCGCGTCTGCTGCCAGCTTGACCCCATTTCTCATTGCCTCTTTCCATATACTCGACAGCTTTCATGCTGTGGTAATGTTCCGGCGATATTTCGTCTGGGTCTTGCAGTATATCACGCATCAATATGCCTTTGTCTGTCGGGTACTTGAAAGGTATGTTTGTCCAGTACAACCGCTTTCTATTCTGGGCTGATACCAGACTGCTGTTTATGGCTATGGGTTTTACGCCCAACGCCTCGGTGATTACGTCTTGGCTGCGCTGATTCATGCGCACGTTTTCTAATAAAAAATATCTGGGCTTGCACTCCTTCAGCAGCCGGACATATTCCCAGAACAAGGCTGACCTAGGGTCTTCAAAGTTTAGCCGCTTACCAGCAAAGCTAAACCCCTGGCATGGGCTGCCACCTATCAGCAAATCTATTGGTAGTTTCTCAAATGTCTCAGGCCACATAACATCCGAGACCGAGCCAAGCTGCACCGTGTCAGGATAGTTCGCCTGCGCTACCTTCATGGCGTACTTGTCTACCTCGCTGGCGTAATAGCTGGTGACGTTTATTCCGGCACGTTCCAGCGCAATCCTAGCGCATGACATGCCATCAAATAGTGATAAGACCCTCATTCTCTTTTCCCTCTTGACAGTTTTTTTCTGCTTTGTATAATCCGCATTAGCGGTGTTAAGCATAACAAGTTAAGCATTACTTGTTTTGCAACCCAAGAACCTATTGCAAAAAGAAAAGGGTGCCAAACTTGTTAAGCATAACTTGTTAAGCATAGCACCCCAGCCCCTTTTTATTTATTTCTCCTCTAGCTCTATCGTTTCCAAGGCCATCTCCAAGACCTTTGGTATGCTTGTCTCGCCTAGTTCATAGGCTTGGATTGTGCGGCGTGATAACCCTAGCTTTTCAGCAAATGATTGCTGCGTATAGCCAAGAAACTCGCGCCGTTCTCTAAGTTCTGATGGTATCATTTCTCTATCCAGCTTTTTTCTGATGCGTCAACAATATCAGCAATGCCAAAGGAATCGAGGCTGTTGCCGTGTATCTTTTGCAGCATGGCTATCTTTTGCGCTGCTTCCTCTTCTGTCTCGCATAGCTGCCAAAAGTCTTGATAGGTTGTTTGGTCTGCTATGTTGGTTGTGAATTTAATCCGGTGAAATACTAGCTGCATGGTTCTTTCTCCAATTCAATGTCGTGGTATGTGGCATAGCCTATCAAGGCATATTGCGTTTTTGCGTCTATCATGTAATCGCAAACCCACATTCTAACCTTGCCTTTCTCTGATAGTGACAGGCTGCAAACGTAATCAATGCCGCTGTCGTTGTCGGTCATAACGTCCAAGACTTTACCAGTCCAATGCGCGGTGAATGGTGCTTGATTTGTTGATACTATCTCGCCAAGTACGCTGCTTATAAAGCTGCTAGTAAATGCAAAGGCACTAAGCCCATCACCAAAAAATGTTGCTTCGCCCAAATTTTTCATTGTTTAGTTCTCCAAGTTAAAATGCTGTTTCTCTAATGCTATGGTCATTACATGGCCTCTCGCGTCTTTTAACCCTACCTCATAGATAAATTCGCTATTTCTCTGCAAATCATCATCAAGGCTTGCACATTGGTTTATTTCTGAGGCAATACCGTTAGCCCAAAGGTTAAAGATTTGCGGGTTATAATCCTGATTGGAGTCAATCCAGTCTTGGATATGATATATGCCTTCTTTGTTTACTGATGCCATTGTCTAGCCCTCCATAGGTTTAATAGCGATTTAAAGGCCACTGACAGCCCTTTGGCCGTCAATGGGTAGTCTTTATGGGTTATGCCTGCTATGGGGCAAGGTAGGTCATTACAGCCCACCAAGTGAAGCTTTGGCTATTCTCAACACCAAACAGCCAAAGCCAATCAATCCAGCCCATAAGCATTAGGCCAACGATTAGATATAGAACCGCGTCAAAAGCTTTTTGTGCCATTGGTCTATACCTCCCCGCGCAAATCAAAAATTGCTATCAGTTGGTGCCATGGGCGAAACTCGCCTATTGACCGGCGCAAAATGTACGCCTCAGCCATCCACATTTTATAGCGCTTGCTGCTTTCTGTTTCGTAAAACTCTGCCTGTTTTTCTGCAAAGATTATGTCTTTGATTGTTTCGCGTAGCATTATGAAACCCTCCAGTTTTGCGGGTGCATTACATACCTATCAAAAAAAGCCTTTTCCAGCCTTTTGTATTTGCTTGGCCTGCCGCCTATGTACTGGTCAAGCCAGCGCCGGCCGTTCTTGTCTGTGCGCGCATAACGTGCGGCCAGCCAAGCATTGATTGACAGATATTTGTCGGCGTTGATGTTGTGAGTCTTTCTCATTGGTTGCCCTCCTAATTGATGGTAACGATGCGAACTCGCCCGCTTTTGGTTGTCTCGGTTTCAAAATCAATGCGCTTGCCTTCCCAGCCTGCGCATACCTTGTATGCGTCCGAAATGTTCGCTTTTGTTCGTAGTGTAAGACCACCCTCAAACGTGAACTCAAAAGCTGGGTTCCCGCAATGTGAGTTCGGCAATCGTTTGATGCCTTTAATTGTCTGTGTTTGTTTAGTCATTGGTCTGCCCTCCTATTCAGCGCGACACTGCATTAATTCAAGATGTTCTTTTTCAGCAAGCCAAGCCACTTGCCGGCGGTCATCTATGGTAAACATGTGAAACCACTTCCCATTTCCGCAAAACTCTTTGTGGTATTTCTTGGCTGCATTATCGGCAAAATAAAGCCAAAGCTTTGCCGCTTTTGCGCTGTCATAAATGCCCTTGTCAAATTTGCGCTGTAAGTTTGCTTCGATTGCCTCGCGTTGCTGCTGATAAAGCTGGTAGTCATTCAGCGCGTAAAGGTATAACTCTTGTGTTTCGTGTGATGGCATTGTTTAACCCTCCAAGGTTTTGTTGTGTTGTTATGCGTTAATGGCTGCGGTAAAGCTTGGCTTGGTTGATAGGTCAACCTTGGCAATGCGCCAATCTCTTACATGTTCAACCATGCCGTCATTAGCCTTTTCTTGCCAATAGCGAATGATTGCGTTTGCTTGTGCTATTGTCTGGATGTAGCCGCCATTGACGGTTTCAACCATTAGCGACTCTAGCTTGTCGCTGCCGTATTTGCCCCAAATAATATAGTGATGTGTCATTGTTTAACCCTCCAAGGTTTGTTGCGTTAACCAAGACCTAGCGCGGATACTGCGCACCGTCAAGCATAAAAATGCACAAAACATAAAAAAAGTTTACACATGCAGCGCAAAGCCTTACTGTGACTGGTGTTTGGTAGGTGTTGGAATTGTTGAGGTTTTGTTTTGAGAGGGGTTAGTTTTGCATTTCACAACACGCACAAAGCACAGAGTCACCCGCGCTGCATTGCATGGCGGCAAGGCTATCACACAATCCCAGGTGTGGCAAATATGTCACAGTGTTGCAGAAAAGCCACAGTCACACGCGCAACGCAAAACAAAAGCACGCCCCAAGGCAAGGCATAGGGGGGCTGTTTTGCGACCCACCACCCCCGACAACGCGCGGCCTGCTATATATATGTTAAATACTACTATCCAGCACACAGCCTAAGAGGACCCAATGACAAAGCTAACAAGGCAGAGAACCGACATAATCATATCCAGCATTGCAGACGGGCATAGCATTGTGGACGTATGCGAGGCCACTGGCGTATCCAGGACTGCGTTCTACCAGCGTTGCAAGAGAGACGAGGAGTTTGCAGCGGCTGTTAAGGAAGCGCAGCAGTATAGTGCGGAGAAGGCGCTAGAGGAGTTAGACACGCTGTATAGCGATGCGCTGCATGGTGTTAAGGATTACAACCCGAATGTGTTGCGAGACTATGCGCATCATGTGCGGTGGAAGGTAGGTAAGGTGCTGCCTGAGAAGTTTGGGGAATCTAAGAACCGTGCTGGCGTAGAGGTTAGTGA